AAGAAAAAATCAATGATAACCACTTTTCATTTTTATCAGAACACCGACATTTTACGGATAGTAACGGCATTTCTTGTGATTTTGTCATATTGAATCAGGATTTAACCAATTTACAAAGAGAGCTTGTGGAGCGAATTGAAACGACATTCAAAATGACAAAATTGGTTGCCGCAGGGTTAAAAAGTCGTTATCGGGTTGATGTGTTTTCGGGTAATAAATGTTGGAAAACCGCAAAGACGGCAAGTTATCAAGAAAAGTATGATAAGGCTATTTTTCCGCTTTATAAAAGCTATGAAACCGATAATGGACGGGAATTAGTCACAGATAAACGGCAAAACGCGCTGAATAAATCCAGTATTAAATATTTTGCCGTGTTTGCCGTATTGATTGTCGGGTTTTCGTTATATAAGCTCATTAGCTTTTTTACGCCACCTGAACAGGATACGCCAAAAGTTGAACAGACATTAAGCGAAAATAAGGAAATTGAAGCGATTCCATTAAATAATCAGCCACAACTTCAAGTAACTTTACCGTTATCAACGCAATGGCGCATAACAGGGGAGTTACAAAAATCAGGAAAAGCCTTTGTGATTTTGGCTGATAACCAAGGTAATTTACGGTTAGAACCACGTTCTAACTTTAATTTTACGGGGCGAATGTTGGAAGGCATTATTGATAATCAACGGGTTAATTATTATTCTGGAGTAAAACAATGAAATTACAACGTAACATTTTATGTTTTTTTCCTGTTTTTTGTTTGGTGTGGCGCAGGCAAAAAATGTTGATTTTAAGCTTGAAGCCGTACCGTTACCGAAAGCGGTAGGAATGATCTATGATGAAGTTTTAGAAAAGCCTTATATGCTTGATCCAAAATTAGCAGCAGATACACGGTTAATCAGCTTTCATACCAAGGAAGACCAAGATTTTAATCAGTTTATTACACGCTATTTTGAAAATATGAATATCAAAACCTATGAGAAAAATGGCGTAGTTTACCTTGCGCATATTGAGCCAAAACCGCCAAAAATTATCAAACACAGTTTTGTTTATAATCCTGTTCATCGTGATACAGAATATCTTGCGCAGTTTTTACAAGGAGAGGGGCAAGTCTCGGCAAGTGGTGATAAGCTCGTTTATTATGGAACAGCGGAAGATATTGCAAGAATTAAATCAGTTTTAAAATCGGTTGATACGCCAAGCCGTGAAGTCGTTGTAACGGGTTATGTTTTTGAAGTGCAGGACATTGCCAAAGAAGGAAGCGGAATTAATTTATTGGCAAAATTGCTATTGGGAAAACTGGGTATCAACATTGGTTACAAACAAAACTATGAAAATTTTATTACGGTTAATGCAGGGAATTTGGATGCAATGATTGAGTTATTTCGCACTGATGAACGCTTTCAAGTCGTTAGTAGCCCAACGTTGCGTGTAAAATCAGGTTCAAAGGGGAATTTTTCAGTAGGTTCTGATGTGCCTGTTTTATCAAATGTTACCTATCAGGACGGCAGACCTATTCAATCGATTGAATATCGTTCTTCTGGTGTGATCTTTGATATACAACCAACGATTAAAAGTAATGCGATAGACTTAAAAATCAATCAACAACTTTCTAATTTTGTGAAGACGGATACGGGCGTAAATCAATCGCCAACACTGATTAAACGCGATATTGTTACTGATGTTACGCTTAAAAGTGGTGATATTGTGGTTTTAGGCGGACTGGCTGAAAACAAATTAACGGAGGGTGAAACAGGTTTTTCATTCTTGCCGAAAGGCTTCTTGACGGGAAAATCTAAATCAAACACTAAGACAGACATTGTAATTTTATTGCAAGTTAAAATGATTTAATTGAATTTCATAAAGTAAAAGCCACAAAGGGTAAAGGAGTTATACTCCTGCGCTTTGTGGCTTTTACTTTATTATGTTTTACTTGAAGAACTAGCTAGACAAGAGTCATTATATTTCTTCAAAAATAGGTATTAACTGCTCCCATTCATCAATAACAGGCAATTTTGAAAGCTTAGTTTTCTGAATCCTATCAGATAAAGATAATCTACTATATGAAGTATTTGCGGAACATTGCTTTAATTGAGAAGAGTTTAGTTGGCAATCTGTTTTTTTAAGTATTTCAGTGGTTATAGCAGCATTCATTGTTATAGCACCGTTAGGGTGGGGGTGTTGGGGGGAAATGCTGTGCATTTTCCCCTGACGGTAGGCGCAGCGGCTGCAGCGCCGGTATCAGCGATATTGATTTGAAAAAATGAACATCTTGCGCGTGCTATTCTTCAAAAAATCACCACATTAAATTCGCCCCTGTAAATAACAAAGCGATAGTTAACTACTTACAGGACTTAATGCGAAACGCTCGAATACATATTTTATTTAGGCATTTTTCTATAGAACATCACTTTTTTTCTTGCATCAGGGCTTCTGACATAAATAAGCAAAATGTACATAGATAAAATAAACAGAATAAATGCAAGAATGCCAAAAAGGCTAAAGCCTGCAGATCCACTTAGATTTTGTATAGACGTAAAAATATGTTCACCCAAGAAACGTAAGGTGAAATAAGCACCTATAACGCTGATAATTAATGAGATGATGAAATAAGGCATTAAACTTTCACCATACTTAACGGTAGCTTGGCAACCTCTGCAAACCTTAATACCTCTTTCTGACTCTGTAAAACAGAATGGGCATAATAATTTCATTTTTATTATCAGTCATGCTGACTCCTTTCTATCTAACTAAGTTGGAATTATATATAAATGTAGGTTTTTCTATCAAGTTACAAGCTCAGCCTTGAACATAGATAATCTTTACATTTCATTGACATTTTAACCTAACCATTCAATAAAACGATAAAATAGCACGTTACAACGTGTTATCCAGCCTTATTTTGTCTTGTTTTGCTAGTACCTGTGACTTGTGCATAACTATGTGATTTATTTAGCCCGTAGTTTTCGCTAACCCGATAACTAATTTCGCATAATGTATATTATGTTAAATCACCTGAGTGTAAAAGTAACTTTTGTGAGGCGATCAAAAAGGGATACTCTGCTTCTTCTCCATTAAAAATGTTAAAGCAATAATATTTAATTCTGGATTTGGATTGCGCTAGGTGAAATCTGAATAAATTGATAGAAGATTTGCTAGTAGATTTAATATCTTTAGTTTTAATTGTGACATTGTAATTATTTTATGTAACAAGATTACTCAAATGAGAATAATTGTTTTTAATTTTTCTTTTTAAAATTAATTGGTTATATGAGTTTTATTTTAATAAAAAACTTGCAATTCTCATTTGTGAGCTTAAAATGAGAATTGCAAGTCAAGTTTTATTGCACTTTATCAATCAAATGAAAAGGAATTAGTTATGCTTAATCAAATCATCACAAACAAGCTGAATGACCAAATAAATTTAGAGTTCTACTCTTCTAATGTATATTTACAAATGAGTGCATGGTGCTCAATTCATGGCTATGAAGGTGCAGCAGCATTTTTACTTCGCCATGCAGATGAAGAATTAGAACATATGCAAAAATTGTTCAATTATGTAAGTGAAACTAGCGGTATGCCGCTTCTAGGAAAAATCGATGCACCTAAACACGATTATTCTTCATTAAGAGAAGTATTTGAAACAACTTTAGAACATGAAAAATTAGTAACGTCCAAAATCAATGAATTAGTTGAAGTTACTTTTGAAAATAAAGACTACTCTACTTTTAACTTCTTACAATGGTACGTAGCAGAACAGCACGAAGAAGAAAAATTATTTAGTGGAATTATTGACAGATTTAACCTTGTTGGCGAAGACGGTAAAGCATTGTTCTTTATTGATCGTGAGTTAGCAACTTTATAATAGATAGGAGAAATAAAATGTTATCAGCAAATGTAGTAAAATTATTAAACAACCAAATGAATTTGGAATTTTATTCTTCTAATTTATATCTACAAATGAGTGCTTGGTGCGAGCAAAAAGGTTTTGAAGGTGCTGCAAAATTTTTATCAGCTCATGCTGCTGAAGAAATGCAACACATGCGTAAATTATTCACTTATTTAAATGAGACAGGATCAGTTGCTCTAATTTCTGCAATTGAAGCTCCATCACACGAATATAAATCATTAAAAGAAGTGATTGAAATTACTTATGAACATGAGAAATTGATTACTAGTAAAATCAATGAATTAGTAGGTAAAACTTTTGAAGAAAAAGACTACTCTGCATTTAATTTCCTACAATGGTATGTAGCAGAACAGCATGAAGAAGAAAAATTATTCAGTGGTATCTTGGATAAATTGAATCTTCTTGGCGAAGATAGTAAAGGTTTATTCTTAGTTGATAAAGATTTAGGTAATCTTGCTACTGAAGCTTAGTCTAAGAGACACTACTCCACTTCACTCACAAAATCCACCTGTTTAGGGTCCGCAAGGGAAATAAAATAAGCTGGAAAAAGTGATTTATCAGCGGGCATTTCGAAAATATCTTTGAAACAGGTTGTTTGCACTGTAGAATCGGCAAGCAACACGATACCCGATTTTCCCACCAAAGTGGGATTCACTTTCACTTTTGCCCAAGAAAGCGTTGAATCAGGTTTTAACGTCACTTTCTGCACCCATTGTTTTTTCCCTTGTTGAGCGGTAGCGGCGGTTTGTAATGCTGCTACAGCCTCTTGTAATTGCGCAATGTCTTTGCCGACTTGATAGACAAAACCTTGGTCTTGTTGGTTAATTTCTAATTTTTCCATGTTTGTAGTCCTCTTTAGCTTGGTGGTAAATTGTTAAAAGTGCTTTATCAAACAGAGCAAGGCTTGCCAGCTTTACACAAGGCTTAACCTTGATTTGCACGGTTTGTTTGGGTTTTACTTGGATAGTTTGCATCATACTCTCCGTGTAATATCGTGTTGTAACAATACTTCTCCCCCGCACCACGTTTTGATCTTTCCGTCAGGCGTGGTTTGCTGAAGGTCAAATCGCGCCTCTTTCCACGTTGCATTTTCCGTTTGTTCATGGGCGATGATAAGGCTGACTTCATTCCCGTTGATAATAATGCCTTGGTTGTCGGTTGATAAATGAATCCTATCACCCCCCTTACCTAAAGGCGCAATGTCGCAATTAAAATGGCAGCCTGTAAAATCCAAAGGATCTCCATTTTCTTCAGTAAAAACTAAGATTTCCACTTCGTCATCGCCACGAATCCACTCAAAAACAACCTCATCCATTCTTATCCTCCTTAAATCGTTCTTCATTTCCAGGAATTATTTCCAAGTCGATTATTTTCATTTTCCCCTCCAATAAAAAACCGCCCGTAGGCGGTATCTCTAATAATTAGATGATTAGATAACAATCTGTCCTTGCTCTTTTAAGTAAGCATAGATGCGATCTAAATCGATTTGCTCCGTTGTTTTGCCAATGTCATCTTGAGTTAATGGCTTACCAAAAATGCTTTTTGCTGCGGCTGGATAAATCCATTTATATTCAGAAATGATTGGGGTGAAGTCTGTCACTGCTCCATCATTGTCTGTACCAGTGCCAAGTACATATTTGGCATTAATTGAGCCGTCCTCTTGTCTAGAGTATGCGGCAATTACTGAATACATTGGATTTAAGATTTTGTTAAATGTCGTCATGGTTTTGTCCTTTGTTAGATAAAAGAAAACCCAGTCTATTGACTGGGTTGTGATTGGTTAAAATTAAGTTAGATATTAGATAGGTTTACTACGATCATGCTTGGGTATCTATCATCGCTTGGCTTAGTTGGAGTTGATGGAGTGAAGTATTCACCATCAATCTCGCTCTCGGTCGTACATAAGTAGCTAATTGTGCGGTTATTCCCAACCTTTAAGCATTGATGTAGCATTTGATAAATTCCGAAAGAGCCACTCGAAATAGTATAGCTTGGCTGGGCTAATATACCCACTCTATGGTTATAATTCTTTATAACTTGGGGGGTGCTCCCAAGTCTTACTGCATCTTGAATTAGTAGCGGTTTTTCTGACGAATTAAAAACAACTCGCCCAAGCTTGTCAAAGATCTCAATGCCATATTTATCATTTGATTTATGAGCTAGCATGAATCGATGTACGATCAGGGTGGCTTTTGCGTTTTTATTTTCAGGACAAAAACTGAAACCAACATGTCTCAGATCATCATGGTAGTATATAAAAATAGAGTTATATCTATTTAAGTTCATCGGATCGTTATGACTTAGGTCTGACACAACAAAAACATCTGTTGGCTCGCAGTCCAATAAAGCCTCTGTTAGTTCGCCGTTCTTGAATTCTTGTGTTAGCTTATGAGTTGATTTATAGACATAGGAACGATATGTCGAATCAATTTTTAAATCTGGTGAATTAATACCGAACTCAGGCATTTTAATATACTCCTATAATTAATTTATATTGATGTGGATTCTTCAAATTCCGAAATTGTGGATAACAAGTTATTTTTTTATCCTCAACTTTTAAAATAACCTCGCTTGGGAAAGTTGGCGCTCCATTCATTGGCAGAATCCACGCCACTAAGCGTTCTGATTCTTTTGTCGGATATGTAAAAGACACTTCTGACACACTGGTTACAATGCGCTCATCAACAAGACGTAGCCTTGATGTTGTTGAGTCAAAGATCAAATTTCCGTTAGCGTCAAACGTTTGCATTCCGTTAGATGACATACTTACTCCTTTTCCGCGCTGCTTCTTCTTTAGATATAAAAAAAGTAGCCCAACAAGAGCTACCATGACTGGCACAATAAAATTAATCATGTAATTTCCCTATTTTCACTCTAACTCTTCCGCTCTCATCATAAACAACGATCTGATTATTATTCATAATAAGCCCTACATTGCCTTGATTAGCCCTCATCTCGACTTACCCTTGGTTGCTCACCTTGAACCGATTGTTAATATTAATCGATCCGCCTAAATGTTTCCATCATCCAAGCATACCTCCATAACGCATATTCTCTTGTAGCATCTTGCCTGATTCTTGCTGTGCAATTTTTCGCACTAATTCCACGGTGATTTCAAGCTGTCCATTTTTTGATTGTTGGCTTACAGTTGCATCCATCGGTTCACCGTTATTAATCACCTTAACCGCTATATTCCCTGATGATTTAGGTTGATAAGCCATAGTTGGCAATCTTGGTACACCGACTCCACCACCATTAGCAAAACCACGACGAACAGAACCGTAATTAAGATGATCTAAAAAGCCACGACCCAAACGAGCAGTGGCTTCTTTTGTTATGACGTATTCGCCCTTATGTACAATACCAGCAGGCGTGTATTTCCCCCCTATACCAGTAAATCCCCCTTCATCAAATCCAACAAGTCCACCAGTATATTTTAATTCAGGGACTAAACCGCCTCCAGAGAACCCCATAAATTTGCCAAAAGATGTTCCTCCAAATGCTGCCTTGAGTGATGCAAAAATAATCATTTTTGTCGTCATTTGAACAATATCTTTGATGATTGATTTTGCCAGGGAATTAAAGTCAGTTTTACCCGTCATGATAAAGTCAGTTAAAGCATCAGACATACCATTAAATGCGTTCACGGTAATGTTGCTTATGTTTCCTGCAACATCAGAAACCTGATCTTCAATTGTTTTCATTCCTTGCTGGAAACCAAGAATTGCACTACCACGAGATTCTTCCGTTTGTTGCTGTATAATCCCACGACGCTCTTTAAGTTTGGCAATTTCTTCATCTAGTTTGGCTATATTCTTCTGCGACATCCCGTTTTTTAACCTTGCCGCTTCTAAATCAAGCTGGTGATTGTACTGCATTAACTCTTATTCTTGTCGAGTTTTCCCAAGTAGAGTTAATTCAAACTCCATTGCTCGTAATTTTTCAGAATTATCAAAAGTAAATTGATTAATAGAGACTTCTTGCTGTGCAGCATCAATCTGGGCCGCCATATCCTTGAGTTTTGCTAATCCATCAGCACCAAAATGTGCATATTTTTTAGCGTTGGCAGCGATATCTTGTGTAAGTTTGTTTACCTCTTGATATTGGCTTGTTTGACCGAATAATGCTATATCTTGCGCATTTTCCCGCAGTTCAGACAGGCGTTTTTCCATTTCGCTAACTTGATCTGTGTATTGTTTTACATAGTCAGTTTTAGATCCTTTTGAATGACGCCCATTGTCCTTTAGACTTGTCTCTATTTTATTTATTTGGTTTTCTTTGGTGAAATCTTGTTCTAGTTGAGCTTTACCATCTAAAATCTTTTTCAAAGTCTCAACAGATAAACCAACAGCTTTATCTGCCGCATTAGCTGCGGTAATGGTGCCTGTTGCAATGCCAATCAATACTTCATTATATTCAGCACCCTCTTTCCCAAGCAATTCATAGAGACCTGCTAAAACATATGCAGATTTTGCTTGCCCTTGTTGTTTTAACTTCGCGACTTCTAGTTTTTGAGCAAGCGTTGTTGATTTGCCATTTAATTTATCAATTGCATCTTTTAAATCTAAAGTTTTATCTGTGGCATTTTTTGCACCGTTTGCTGCTCCAGAGAAACTTTTTGGTAAATTTGCAATAATATTATTCGCAGTTACTGCATCAACACCAAGTAATTTGAATTTTTGCCGAACATCATCAAGACTTTTACCTGAACGCAGCATATTTTCAGCTAGAGGTGCGAGCATTTTTACAAGAGCTTTTTCTGCTAAACCTGCATTTTCTTCGATAGACTTGATTTCGTTTTGTAGATGCTCCAACTCTTTATTACTAATACCATTATCAACTTGAAAACCATCAAAATTAGCACTAACGTTTTTTGTAGCGATAGTGGCTTTAACTTTTTCGATTTCCTTGTAATATTTCTTAATATTTTCGAGTTGATCTTCCACTTTTAAGGATAATGCAGCTTCGCTTAACTCATTATAACTTTCTGCTAATCCTTGGTTTGCAGTTGTAGTATCAAGTGCCCACTGTCTTGCTTGCGCCGCCTGTGAACTGAAGAAAATTAATGATGTAGCAGCTATCCCAATTACACCAGCAGGCCCACCGAGTAAAGCCATTACACTTTGCAAACCTTTTGCCGCCATTGCAGCAATATTAGTTGCCGTGGCAAGATTACGTTTTGCAGTAGCTTCAGCTTGTGCAAGAGCAATAATTTGAGCTGATTGCACTTTCATTCTTTCACGCAATGCAAATCGTGTTTGTTCTGATTGCGCAAGCTGGAATTGTGCGTTTAAGCTTGCCATTTCAACCTGAGCCGCTGTACGCATTGCAGTAGCTTTTGTTGCTATGGCTTTTGCCTCAGCAATATGCGCTAGAGCATTTTTTGCACTAGCATAACCCGTTTTTAATAGTTCCAAGCCGTATTTACTAAGATGACCGATAGCAAGTGCAGCGGTCAGCGATCCAAGCCCAATAATTAATTCTTGGAGATGATCGCTAACAAAATCGACTCCAGTAGCTAGTTTTTGTGTAACACCTAACGCACTATTTGCTTCACCTGAAAACTTAGTTATCGATGTCTCTAAATTTGTAAAAGACATTGAAAGCGTTTTAACGCGTTTATTAAAGTCATTATCAACCGTATCTCGTGCTTTTACTAAAGCCTGGATAACGGCGTGAATATCTAATTGCCCTGCCTTAGCTAAGTTTTTCAGCTCACCAGTTGTTACGCCAAGCCCTTTAGCTATCGCATTGGCAAGTCCTGGAGTTTGCTCAATCACAGAATTAAGCTCATCACCGCGTAATTCCGCACTTCCTAATGCTTGCCCAAATTGCATTAATACTGCTTCGGCTGCGCCTGCACTAGCGCCTGAGATTGCAACAGATTTTGCAACAGTCTCAGTTAATTCGGAGACTTGCAATTGAGATAAATTCAATCTATCTGCATTTTGTGCAAAGCGTTGATAAATTTGTGCAGTAGCGCCAACAGCTTGATTGGTTTTCAAAGAAATATCAAACACCGATTCTGTCGCAGCTACCATAGCTGTTTGGCTATTTGTTACTAAGCGAATACGGTTTTGTAACTCAGTATAACTATCCGCGTATTTCATCACATCAGAAATACCAGATGATAAATAGGAACCGCCCGAACTTACAATGCCAGCCCAAAAAGTACGGCTTGTCGTTTTATTAATTGTATTTGCCACTTTCTCTATGTTATTCAAATATTGAGTTGTACGCTCTGAGAATTGTTTTGCTTTGGCCTGAGCTTTTGTAAAATTCAATTCAAATTGTTTTGCAAACTTTTGCGTTTGATAGGATGATTTATCAAGCGCCTGATTAAACTGAATTGAGTCTAAACTCAAAAGAATATTTAACGAACCTAAACTTGACATATTCACCTCATAAAAAAAGCCCGCCAGAGGCGAGCTTTTAGAAACTTATAATTTAATTAATAATAACATATTTCACACGATTCTTATCTTGTTCAGCTATCCTTAGTTTATTAATACGGTTATTTTCTTTAATAATAGCTACAACAAGACAAGTTGCGAAAATAGCAACATATACACCCAAAAAAGCGAGAATATAAATAAAATCAACAGCAAATAAAAGGAATAATGTTCCTAATGCAATAAGCAGTATAAAAAAGCATTTTGCTGTAAATTGAATGAAATCACACAATATGTTTACCGCCTTCTATAAGTTGAAAGTAACTGTTTTTCCTGTGGGTAATTCAACCGATAAATTTAACACACCACCCATTGCTTCAATGTAACGTTTAACTGATGATAATTTAATGTCATTGCCACGTTTTTCAAGGGCAACAACTGACGGCTGAGAAATACTTAATGCTTCTGCCATTTGCTTTTGTGAAAGCTCTAATTCTTCACGAATACGGTAAAGTTGTAATTCCATTCGCATATCGTTTGCCATAGCTTTCACTTTCGCTTGTTTTTCAGCTGGAAGATTATTCATCAGATCTTTAAATTTTACGCTCATTCTCTTGCTCCTTAGTTAATTCAGAAAGGTAATCATCATAGGTTTGTTCCGCTAGGGCAATCATCTCTTTGTAAAAGAGTTTTTCTTTCTTGCCTTTTTTATCTCCGCCACATAAAACAATCGCTTGTCTGACAGGGTCAAAAATATAAAATAAACGGAATACCGATAATTTAGACTGTACTCACAATTCTTTTAAATTGGTATATTTAGAGCTTTGCAGCGTATCCGCATAAGGTCTGCTTAATTGTGGACCTTCTGTTGATAATAATTCCAACGCCGCATAGATTTTTAATACATCATCTTCTGCCAGCGTTTTTAACCAGTTCAAAAGTGGGTCTTGTAAAATTACTTCCCATTCTTGTTTCATACAGCTATTACCTTTCTTATTATTTATATAGATTTTAATCTATATAAAATACAGGAGCAATAGATAATTTAACGATTTGCTAAATAATCAGCCACTCCGTCATCATCTTCATCATCTATTTTTTCTTGGTAAAACGGCATAAAATCAGATAATTCTGGAGCCTTAGATTTAGGGTCTCGATTTATCATAGCAAGCAAATGTGAAACTTGTGCAGTACGATAATCCTCTCGCCATAATCCAAAAGGCTGTTCCTGATAAAACATTTCGTATTCTTGGAGATGATGCTCTGGCATTTGCTCAATTTCTTCAAGTGTTTTGCCGAGCGAAAGAGAAAGGTTTAGTTGGAACTTTCGTCGGCTGGTAAGTTTTTTGGCTCAAGCTCCGCAATGGCTTGGCTTAATTGTTCAAATACCGCCTTATCAAGTGCCGAAAGTGCGGCTAAATCATCAGGATTTTTAGCATCAAATAAATTATTGCCTTGTTCATCACAAAGTCGAGTAGCTAATGTTCGAGTTAATCGATTAGGATCGTAGATTTTTGATAGTTGCTCAGTGAGAGTTATTTCATCGTTGAACGCTAATGTAATGCCCTGCTCTTCAGCGATGCGAATTAACTCTTGTTGCTGTCCATAAAGGGCTTGATTCATTTCACCAACAGTAAACTCACGGATATAATAATTCTCGCAGTTTATTTTAATTTGGGTTATTTTAGGCTTATTTGCTAGGAGTTTTTCGCGTAAATTCATTATTTTTTATCCTTATTTAATTAAACAATTGAATGAGCTCAATAATTGCTCTTAATAAATCAGCAGATACCCAAAAGAATATAGGTATGGAGAAAGCAAGAGCGATTTGCCAAATTGAATATTTCATAAGCAATTCCTTGATTATCTTTAAAAGAACTTTTAAAATACTTGCATCCACAATGATTCCTTTTTCGTATTGATGGAATGAAAAACCCCGAAAGTTCGCTGCTTTCGGGGTTTTGGTTTTTATAAAGTGCGGTCAAAATTCACCGCACTTTGCGGCTATGTTGGTAAGTGATAATCGCGTTTTGCTTTTTTAATCGTTACACCAGATTCAAATTTACCTTTTACTTCACCACTGAAATTTGGTGAGGTTTGGATAAATCCTGTACCGTAAAGAGATCCTTGACCATTTTTCAATATCATCATCCAAGGGAAGGTTTCTTTAGCATAAAACTTCTTACGCAAGTCAGCTTGCATTGCGGTACCTGGCGCATAGAAGAATGTTAATTTAATTGAGCCATACTCAATCTCACCTGCTTCTGTTTCAGTACCTTCAGAGCACATTGTTGTAATATCCTCCTCTCCCAGAGTGTCTCCATCACCCTCAATCTGTTTAATAGCGCAGAAATTAGATGACCATTTGACGACCGCCACTTTTGCTGATGAAAAATCCGTTGGTGCATCTTGACCGCTCCAATCGACCTCATCGGCGAGAGTGATTTTGTCTGTTGCAATAGATTTAACAGGATAGAAACCATCTAATGCACCGAGACCAGTAATCTTTACAAAGTCACCAGTTTTTGCACCATGTCCGGTTGCAGTAATTGTTGCATTCGGTTTTATGGTTGCAGCGGTAACTGCTTTGCCCTCATTTAAGCCCACGCCCAAATAAAATTTAGTGCCTTGAAAAGGTGTTGTTTGTGTAGGCATATCTAGTCCTCATACTTAATTTGATATTTAAGGTTAGAAACGAACCAAGTGCGATTCGTCACATCTTGCTCGTATTCGTAGCTAATAAGAGTCATTTCAGAAATATTTTCCGATAATTCATCATTAGATATAGCGACGCTTAATCGCTCTTTGATTTTGTCTGCAATATCATCTAATGCGTCGTCGCCTAAAGCAGTTTTCAGATAAATCGCGATATTTAAGGCTGCGGTATATTCGTGATGACAGAGATCTACCTCTTCGCACGAAATCTCATCAAGAAAAACTGCAATAGCTGTTTTTTCTTGGTCAATATCAATAAATAAAGGGCGCCCAGAATAGATATTCTCAACACCCTTTATACTGCTTTTGAGCATATCCGACACTTGATGTCGAATCTTCTTATGAATTAGCATTTAATCCTCTATTTTTAAAAATGTCACTCAACTCTCTTGTCAGTTCAACTTTGATCTGACTTGAATAATCTTTTAACTCATTATGGAAAGCCGTTGTTAATGGTCTAGATAACGGAATCTTAACAACATCAATTGAATACCGCTCTTTACCTTGTCGCTGCATAACGTGTTTACGACCATTTGCTAGAGTTTGAATAAAACCGCGTTGTATTTGATATTTGCCTATTCTAATTTGCCCTTTACTCGCTCGCATGGTTCGTCTAGGGTTTTCCAATAATCGAATTAACGGTAAATTTCTTCTATCAACTCGTATTTTTGCGACTGGTCGATTCGCTGTTGCTTTTTGGGATAATCGAGCTCGCTTGCGGATTAATTTAGCTGGCACATGAATCTCTTTGGAGACATTTTTTGTTCCATTTTTGATTGCACTTCTTGCTACCTTATTAATCGCTTTTGCTGCCGCTTTAGGCGCGACTTGATTAGCCAGTTTTTGGATATTAGCTTGTAATGCAGCCATCCCTTCAATTTTCACCGCCATATTTACTCCAATTGCAGTACGATCTTCTTATCTTCAAAGCTAAACCCTCGCACAACATATTCCTCTGTTGAAGAAATAATGATATCTCCAAGTTTTGGCTTATATCCTGATGCTTTAAAAAGAGTGAGAGTACGCGTCGTGCCATTAATTAAGTAATCATCGGTGTAATTGCCACTCATTAGTTTTGGGCTTTCATCAAGCACAGCTTTGTATTTTTTGCCGTTGATAACATAGACGGACATCATCACATCTGATATGACGTTGTCCGCCTGTGCGAGTGCCTCATCAAACGGACTAAGCGTTGATCTTGACATCTACAGTGCCCATCGATACGCCACTAGCATGCCAAGCAATACCTAAACGCTTGTTACTACCAGCGGTAATGGTTGCACCATCGGTTGCTGACCAGTAAACAATTGCACCTTGTTTAATGTCATCTTCCGCTTTTGCTTTCACCGTAAACACACCTGTAGTTAAACCAACGCCTGTTTCATTTTGTGCAACATCAGATACTGAGATTGCAGCAAGGTTTTCTAACATTACTACATCACCGCTTTTTACAGCAGCGGTAGCAGTAAAACGAACGGTGTTTCCGTCTTGCATATAGTTTTTAGCCATATTTATTGTCCTTTCTGAATTAATAAGAATTTGCCTAATGCATCCAAGAAATCTGGCGATAACCATAAAATCACACAAATAAAGGAGAGAAAGCACTGCCCATATAAAATGCCGAGCCGTCTTTGATTTATCGATGATTTCTAACATTTTACAAACCCCATCAAGTAGTTTAAAATCAATCACGATTTATTCCTTCTTGTATAGGAAGTTGGAATGAAAGAAACCCCAGGTAATTCTCCGTTACTTGGGGTTTCGCTATTTTGGGTTACTTATTGGTAACTTTTACAATGCCTCGGTAATCAATCACGTTAACACCTGCATCAATGCGCACCTTGGTAGATACACCATCAACAGTGAAACCTTGTTGTTGCTCCATGTATGGCGTATCAATGCCATCAAGATAAGAAACTTCAATCGCCTCTTTGTTGATTAAGTACCAAGATTTTGGATCGGCAACTTGTAAACGTGCGGATTTAACTGTCGGCACAATATCGCGGATTGGATTGATAATGCCAGAATTGATATCTGCCCCCTCCACACTTGCTGAACCTAGAACTTGTTTAGCACGAGTATAAAGTGAGGTTGGTAACAACATAAAATCAGGCTCAATCGCTAATGGTTCACCACGAGTATTGACAAAGCCATTCATCATTTGAATTGCTTTATCAATATTGGCCACATCTAATGCGGCATTATCAAATGAGTTTTTGTGCGAGCCATCAAATAATTTTTTGCCATCTTGCGCAATCGCGTTACCAGTTAATAACGCAAACACTAATTTAGCGATGGTTGCACGTGCAGCTTGTCCCATTTTTTCAGGAATTTTTGTCAACAAGTGCATATCGTCATTGATGATTGCTTGACGAGTAATGCTAAATAATTGCCCATAAGTCGCTAATGCAACGCTAGCACCTTCATCGCCGATTGTGCCGTAGGTGTATTCCTCGCCCTCACCGACTTGTGGTAAGTAGCCAAAATCACCCAAGCCAACACGTTTAGCCGCTCGGAAGTCAGTTAATGTGCCACGAGAGGTAAACTGATCAAAGTTTTCCGCTGCGGTTTCCCAACCTTTAAGCAAGGATTTGTGCGCCACATCAATTAAGATTTGACCAAAGTCAGAGCTTGAGTGGGTAAATGCCAAACCAACCATGCTCATTGCATTTTGACCCGATACACTAATGCCGCGATCAACCAATGATGCACGAGCAAGCTCACGCAAGGTCATTGCGTTGTAGGCATTGTCTTTGGCATTTACTTTATCTTTGTCGATACCCGCACGAGCTAACAAAGATTGTTTCACACTATCGCCAACGATGTTGCCGTTATCGGCATAAGGCGTTACTGCCGCACTTGGGGTTGTACCCGCACCAAGTTTTGCTAATAATTTGTCTTTGGCTTGCTCTGGAGTAATTGATAAATCACCCAAACACTCCACCAACAAATCACTGTGAGCTGAGCCAAACGGCGCAAATACGGCTTTAATGTCGGCGTTACGTTTATTTAATTCCGCCTGCACTTGTGCTGTGTTATCTACTTGTGCAACTGGATTTACAGATGCGTTTGTTTCAGTTTTGATTGATGTTGTTTCTGATGCAGTAATCACGCCTGCATTTCCTTGTGGATTCATCAACATATCTTTGATCGCTTTTGGCATGTTGTTATAGTCTCCTAAACGTTTGGATTGAAGTTGTGCCATTGCCTTAACGGGCTCGGCGAGTTTGTCGGCAAAACCGTGCTCAACACATTCTTTGCCATTAAGCCACGTTTCCGCAGCTAACATTTCTGCTAATTCCTCAGCAGATTTGCCCGTTTTTGCTGCATAAGCAGGGATAAGCGTATCTTCTACTTTATCCAGCAAATCGGCATATTTGCGCATATCATCTGCATCGCCACCTTGTACTCCCCACGGTTTATGGATCATCATCATTGCGTTCTCTGGCATAATGATTTCAGTTCCAGCCATAGCTATAACTGACGCCATAGATGCAGCAAGACCGTCAATGGTGACGGTCTTGTTGGAAGGGTGATTTTTCAGCAAGTTGTAGATAGCAATGCCATCAAACACATCTCCGCCTGGCGAATGTATATGCAGATTTATTTGTTTTAGATTATTGCCTAAGGCTTTAAAGTCCTTAGCAAATTGTTGTGCCGAAATCCCCCACCCGCCAATTTCATCGTAAATTGAAATTTCAGCAGTGTCGTTGGCTTTGATTGAGTACCAAGACTGGTTATTCGTCTTTGTCACGTTCGCTGCCATCGCCATTGGCGACAGAATCATCTTTTGTTTTTTCATTTGTCGTACCTGTGTTAGTTAAATCCGTGTCAAACTTGAGACCCAATTCTCGGTTTTCGTCCACCTCAACTTTACGGCGACGTTTAACTTCTGCTGGATTGCTACCGCTTGCTCGTACAGCTTGGCTTTCCGTTGCCAACCCACCTTTAATGCGCTCTTTCCACGCTTGCGCCTCTTTGGTTGGATCAATCCACGGCATCACTGGGCCACTATAAACTGCGTTATAAAGTGACGCTGGATCAATATCGACTGGCACCTCAATTTCACCGCTGACAATCGCCATTTTTAGCCATTCGCGGTAGATTGGGCGGGAGATATGTGCAACAAAGGTATCTTGTAAAACGGAGTAACCCTCAAAGCTCTCCACCAACTCTTGGCGCTGGCTTGAGTAAGTGCCGTTATAATCTCGCGCAATACTTGAGTAACTTGAGCGAGTCCCCGCTGCTGTTGCTCTTAATTGCCCATTCCTAAAGGTTTCTAGGTTCACATTTGGTCGATTAGAATTGATCAACCCAATATCTTCGCCAGGCTTTAAATCATCAATGATTGCACCTGGAGCAATTTCAAAGTCGCGCTCAGGGCTATCCGTGCTGTACTCATCATTGTCACCGTAAAGCAAGGAATCTCCTTTTTTGATGTACATCGTAAAGGCTGCAGCAATTCGCGCGGCTACTCGTTCGCTTTCCTCATAATCTTTGAGGTCGGCAAGGCGGACAATTACACCATGTAACATCGATACGCCACGCAATTGGTGCAAGCGCTTTTTAAACGCAAGGTGCAACATATTTCCTGCCGGCACTGATTTAACTCGCCCGTAAGTTCGGTTGTTTTCCTGCGGGTTGTCCATGTAAACGCGGTAAGACACAGGACGGCGCCAAGCATTAATCTCTATCCCTTGGATTACATTTGCCGTATCAAGGGTATTCATCGGCACAAAATCAGGCTCTAATGCCTCAAGGCTAAATGCGATTTTGGTGCTGTGATTGAGACCTGCTACACTGCCTCGCACAAGTTGGATAAACACTTCCCCATCACGGAGCCACGTGCGTAACAACATCCGCTCAAGTTCGGGGCGAGTAAATTGTCCTGTCACTTCAGGACGGATAGACCATTCCGCCCATTTTTTGCGGACTTGCTCCGCCAGCGCCTCATCAACATCACCACTTAAATTTAGCGGCTGTGGTTCAATATGGATTCCTCTAGAGCCAATCACACGCTCTTCCATCTTGTCCAAAATGCCGATCACAATATCGTGATTTTGGTCTAACGCTCGAGCTTGTTCTCGCAAACTGATCGCACTTTGTTTGGTCGATACATTCGCGCCTTGGCTTTCGCGTTTTGCCTTATGTGTACGGCTTGACATTGCTGCCTCGTATGCATTCATCACATATCGGCTTTTTGCTCGCTGTGCGCCCCATTTAGGCGAGATTGCGGCAATTGTTTTATCTAATATTCCCATCGTTTAAAATCTCGCATATTTGATTCTGTGGCGTTTAACTCGCTGTCTTGTTTCCGCTAATAACTCATTAAGCATTTGTTGATAGCGGTCACGTTGTTTTGTCCATTCAGACACTTGGTAAGATACCGATCGCCCATTAAAGCTCACTTGGCTTTGGGCATTTTCGATCTTTTCATCAAGAGCTCGGATTTTTTCTTCGAGTTCGTCTCTTTCGTAGATAGCCATTTTTGCCCC